GTCTAATCTTACCATCCCAAATTCTATTGCGATAAGCAGGAACAAACTGGTAACCTGGAACAAAGAAAGTAAAAAACTCCGATAACTCTTTGGCTACCGATTTTTCGCAAGTTACCTTGACATATACTTCATTTTTTTTACTTATTACAATATCACAGGTCATCTTTTAATTTTTTATTGTCCACCAATAAACTTTTCCCAAGAGATAAAATCTCTCAGTTGCCAAGTTCTTTGTTTGAGTTCATTCATAATAGATTCTATAACCGAAATTACTTCTTCATGGTATACTTTTTTCTCAAGTAATCTGATTAAATCATTATCAGCTTCTAAGTATGTAGTGATGTCGGATTTGAGTGTAAACTGAAATGGTTCCCAACCATATTCTTCCAGTTCTTCCTTAGACATCTTACCGGTAAAATATTCCCACTTCACTTTACGCATACGAAGATAGTCGAAGTGTGCCTTCTTAGAGGCAATCTTGTGTTTGGTAAGAATGGAAAGATATTTGTTGTGGAGTGTAGGAATCTTGATGAGTTCTTTGCCAGGTTCTGTCTGGTCCATCTCTGCATCTTTTTCCCAATACTTTAATACTTGTTCTAGATTTTCCATAATATAATAAAAAAAGTTATCTTAAACCTGTATAATATCACATACAGATTATATTGTCAAGCAATTAATTAAACTGGTAAGAATTTAAATTGGTCGTATACAAAAGTGGCATCTGCGGTAATAATATCATCGGCAGACATTCTGGTATCAAAGTTAATATCAGATAACGAAACTGGGAAAACATTAATGAATTGAACACGAATAACTGGATTGTTTAGATTATTCAATATCGTTAAAGTGGCATCCGAATATTGTCTTTTATCGTTCTTGTTATATTGGTTCTGTAAAGCGGTCTTTAGATTTCTCTCATCAGTACCGTCTGGTGAAGCAAAAGAACGGAACCAATCATGAAGATTTTGCCAACCCATAAGAGCTTCATCCACCAAGAAATTGATGTTCAAATTATTATAGGCAATCTTATTACCAGGCGAGTATACATCTGCACTCGGAAAGTTGATTGGGGCCTGTCCTACACTCACCCCTGGTATGTTTACAGACTGACAGAAGTATTGGACTGCGCCAAGTCTTTCGAAAGTCAAAAGATACTTTGTGGGTTGTAAAGGATTAGTATTTTGAGGTGTTCTAGTAAGGACTGTCATATGATTATTTAGGCCATAAAAAAAGAGACCTCCGAAGAGGTCTCTTGAAATGTCACTCTTAAAGGTGACTTTTTTATTACATCAAGTTCTTTACACCAAAAATACGGTAGTATTTGTTGGTACGAGCATTCAAGCCACCTTGACCAGCGCCAAGACCTTCTGCGAATGGGTTTGATACCATTCCATAACGTGTCTTGAAACCAATCTTTGGTTGGAATGTGTATTGGTCTACAGCACGAACCATTTGCAATGGAACGTATGGGCAATAGAACAAACCAGCATCGTATGGTGAAGAACCTTTGTAACCGATAGTTACGAGTTCTTGGTTAGATGTGTATCCACCGAAGTATGGGTCAATGTAAACCTTGATACGACCGTGTAACAAACCAGCAAATGTATTGCCTGTGTCATCTACTTGCAAGTCAGCTTGGAGAGCAGGAGTATATTGCAATACACCAGCCATTGCCATAGCAGAAGCAACGTCAGAAGAAACGATCAATACGTTACCTTTACCTCTACGAGTTTGCTTAGCAATTACGTTTGCATCACGTTCAATTTGGAAAATCAAACCTTTGAAACGCTCAACAGACCAACGACCGTTAGAGTCTGTATCTAAGTCAAAGAAACCAGCAGTAGTTGTACCATACTGAGCACCAGGAACGGCAACAGTATAGATGGTACGGATAACTTCACGGTTAATTTCAGCTAAAACTTCTGTAGACAGAATGTTAGACAATTCTGTTTCAGCGTCAAGACCATGAACTGCTTTCAAGTCTTGTGCCAACTCTAATGAGTATTCAGCTTTCAATGCACGGGATTGAGCAGTTACAGTAACTTTCTCGATAGAGAATGCCATTTGTGCAAATGCTGTGTTGCCGTCAGAACCCAAGAATTCAGCAGTAGCTGTTGGGATGCCGATACCAGTTGTGTATGAGTTAGCTGCCAAAGAAGCAGAAACAACAGGGTTAGTACCTGTGTCGGTTGCAGTTGTACCAGCGAAACCGTATGGGTTACCAGCAGAACCTTTACCAGAGAACATTGTGTTCGCTTCGTTGAAGAATGCCTCGTCACCACCTTGGTTTACATACTTAGCACGCATTGCAAAAATCAAACCGGTAGGA